AGCAGGCGGCATTCAATGACGTACCTGTGTTCGTCACCAACCAGAGCATCACGCTTGCTCAGGAAATGGGTTCAATCATGGACGCTGCATACAAGAAGGGCAAGAAGGCAGTCGTTGTCATTGCTAATTCTATTGAATCGGACGCTCTCATCACCGCCCTAAAGAACTACCTTGAGAACAAGTTCCATGCCCTACCAATCCGCGTGCTTGCTTACGGTGACATGGGTGAAGGAATGCTTCGTGATGTAGCGGCTCTAACCGGCGCAAAGTTCTTTGATGGTGCTGCGAACCAGCGCATTGTAGATATCAAACCTGAAGACCTTGGCATGGCACAGAAAATTGTCGCCTCAAAGCACGAAACAACCGTCGTTGCTGGTGGCGAAGACACCAAGGCAAAGCGAATCACTGAGCTGAATGCTCAAATCAAAGCGACTGACCGTGAGTTCGAGAAAGAATCTCTCCGTGAGCGCATCGCCAAACTGAACAATGCTCTCTTCACTATAAAAGTAGGTGGTGTCACTGATACTGAACGCCAGGAACGCAAGCTCCGAGTTGAGGATGCCATCAATGCCACTCGCGCTGCACTGACTGATGGTGTTGTGGCCGGTGGTGGTTCAGCACTATTCCGTGCAGCAATGCTTACGCAGAAAGAACTCTATCTCAAAGAAGCAGATGATGAGTCAATGGGTATCATGGCTGTTATCAATGCCTGCAAAGCCCCAATCCTTCAGATGGCACTCAATGGGAATGTCATCCTTGATAGAAGTGACTACAACGCAATACTGGAAGATAAGACCAAAACCCTAGACTTCAAAACCGCTGAAGTAGTAGACGCATTTGAGCAGGGCATAATCGATCCTTCAAAGGTTGTCACCTCAGCTCTACAAAATGCAGCCAGTGCCGCCGCCCTCTTCCTGATATCTGAGGCAGCCGTAGTACTAAAGGAAGCACCGAAAGAGGAGCAACTGTGAAAGACATCAATTATTCAGTAATGCTTGAACAGGAGCCAGAATTCAAAGACTACGTTGCAACTGTTACCCTTGCATTGCTTGACAATAATTCACTCTCTGCCATGTTTGCAATGTACGATAGCGGCGTCACAAAAAAACAGGCAATTTCTATGCTTGGATTCATGAAGAAATTAGGAGATAGCCAAGAATGAAACTCTCACTTGTCATCCCATTCATTGACCAACCGGAACTGACAAAGCATTGCATTGAGACAGCAGAGAAGAATGCAGGAAGTGAGTTTGAATTGGTGCTCATTGATAATGGCTCTGATGCTCCGCTATTCAATAAAGGTAGAAGAAACATTGGCAAGAATGCAAAGATGCTTTATCTCTACAATAAAGAGAACATCGGCGTTCTTCCTAGCTTCAAGCAGGGCTTTGACAAGGCAACTGGTGACATCATCTGCTTCATTCATAATGATGTACTCATTCATGAAGAGAACTGGGTTCAGAAAGTTATCGACGCATTCACTTCAAATGATAAGCTCGGCCTCGTTGGTATTTTTGGTGCTGTTGGTGTAGGTGAGAATGGTGGACGTATTCGACCACAAAGCAAGATGCTTGGCAAGGAATGGGGCAAATGTGAATGTCATGAAGTAGCATGGCAGCATCATAGTGAGTACCTAGATGGCCTATCACCTGCAGCAATACTCGACGGTGTTGGAATGTTCTTCAGCCGTGCAGCAGCGAATCATCTACTTGGAACTGACATCTTCGTAGACTGGCGCGCACCTCATCATTTCTATGACCGCATTATCCCACTGAAGCTTATTGATGCAGGGTACAAAATAGCAACGCTCGGGCTTGGCTTCGATCATTGGTCCGGCGCTACCGCTAACAGCTCAGAGAAGTACACAGAGAGTGGCAAGAAGTGGCTAGAGGCTACAGGGCAATATCAGGACGGTGTGAATATTGATAAGCAGATTTATGACATAGCCGAGAAACAGTTCTTTACTGAGTTTGGCCGGCGAATACCATGCTACGTTCAATCAGATTGGAATTATGAATGGCGAGGTGTGGCATAATGCGTGACGATGGCACAATCCAACCCGCAAAAGTAACTCACTTTACACAACAGGGCTACACAATCAAAGGGTTAATCCATGGAGGCATGAACGATGGAGAAGAAGTCTACAGTTATCAAGGCCTCGGAATCCAGCGCATCATCGGATTTGAACCACTGGTTCATGCCGCTGCAAAGGCCAGAGAACTACATCCTGATATTCAAGTTGAAGAAATAGCACTTGCGAATACTGACGGTTTCACTGAGCTTATTGTCACTAAAGGTGATGGCAAAGGCTCTTCGATCTATGAGCCTATCCTTGAGAGCGAAGAGGTAAAGAAGAACTGGCAAGACAACGGAATCATTGTCGGCCACCAACAGATTGAAACTATGCGTTTTGCGACATGGGTAAAGCAAAACAATGTTGACCTCAGTCTCTATAACTGCCTCGTGCTAGATACCCAAGGCAACGAAATGGATGTGCTTCTTGGCATGGATGACTACCTATACGCCTTTGATTTCCTATCCATTGAGCTCAGTAGCACACCAGTCTATGAGGGCGAGACATCAGCAGAGAAAGTATGTGCCTGGCTCAAGGAGCATGGCTACACCCAGGACAGTGAAATACAGAGTCACAATGACGTTTTCTTTATCAAAAACAGCATTAAGCCTGTCTCTGACAGGGTTTATAGGGGGCTAGCATGAAGCAACTCGATGTAGGCGTCGGAGGTGCTAACCGTATCATGGATGGCTATGAGGGCTACGGAGTTGATATCTACGCGCATGAGCGACCATGGCTGAAAGAAAACAAGGAGGCAGACCTTGCACTTGCGGCCATACCATACGCAGATGACACATTCGACCTCGTAACTGCCTACGATGTGCTAGAGCACATACCAAAGATGTTGTATGTAAATGGCTATCGTCGCAACTGCATGATTGAGCTATTCAATGAGGTATATCGCGTATTGAAAGATGGTGGCGAGTTTCATTTTGAAGTACCAAAGGGCGGAACAACACAGTACATGGCAGACCCTACTCATGTCACTGAATGGGTTGAGGATTCAGTCAACTACTACTCGGGCGACTACTTCGGACACCATGATACTTATGGTCATACAAGTAAGTTTCAGAAGGTTTCAATTGACGTCAGCCCTGAGCTTAGCTGGCGTATGTGCGTAACATTAAGAGCTATCAAGCCAGCGGGAGAGCCATATAATGTCTAAAATCGGCATCGTTGTTCCTGTCCTTAACAACTTCCGTGGCTTCACGGATTTCATGAGCAGCATCAAGACTGAGCATGAATATCGAGTGTATGTACAACCTCAGTACCGCGCACAGGTGCCATTGGCCCGTGCATGGAATCAAGGCGCACTACAGGCATTCGCTGATGGCTGCAAGTATGCCCTTGTCTGTAATGACGATATTATGTTCTCCCCTGAGTGCATCGATAACATGGTTGAGCAGATGTGGCGTCTCAAGAGCGATGGCGTTGTCATGGTAACCCCGAACAACATTCTCGGTGAACTAGGTGACCCGTACCGCATTCTTGACTACAAACTCCCCGAAGGCCATGAGGTGACGTTTAGCGACCACCCAAACTTCAGTTGCTTCCTTATTGGCAAAGACTATTTTCAGACCGTAGGCTATTTTGACGAGAACTTCAACCCTGCATGGTATGAAGACAATGACAGCCATAGGCGCGCTATCCTTGCGGGCGTGCGCGAGATAACAACAACTGCTGCGCCAATGGTCCATATCGGTGGTGTCAGTAGCCACATGTGGACAGATAACCCAGGCTCGGGCGCATCACAAGCATACTACATCGAGAAGTGGGGAGGCATTCCTGAGAGTCACCCACTTGATGCCGTCAAGGAGCATTTCGCAACACCATACAACGATAGCAACTTAACACTAAAGGACTGGAGAGGAAACGAGTATGTCAAGTAATATCTCGACTTCTATAAGGGGAGTGCTCGAAGTGATGCTCGTAGTATTCATCATTTTGAAGCTCACCCATTTGATTGCCTGGTCATGGTGGTACGTCATGATGCCTCTATGGCTTACGTCCTTAATCGTTATGGCTGGGCTTATCATCGCACTAATTATTGTAGGCATTTATTCAATTACAAAAGGAGATGATGATGAATGGTAAACCAACCGCCGTTGATATTCTAGCCGACGAGCGTGAGCTATGGATGAACTCGCCTGTCGGGTATCTATATGCAGAGCGCATAAACCAGAGGGAAGATGGTCGTATTAAGAGTTTCCTAATCAATATCTTTGCTCAAGGTGATGATGAAGCGGGAGACTCTATCCGCCATGCAAGCCTCGAAGACTGCATACAAACACTACTCAATAATGGATTCAGCTTTGACCCTGAATGGTACGGCAACCGAGAACTGCCAAAGGGCATAGATGGCAAGCCTATCAGTCGTCTCGACGATCCTGAGTATCAACGAAAGATGGGATTCCGACCATGACAGATAAAATAAACGTCCTCGTACTAGCAGATTACGCATGTACAACAGGCTTTGCGACCGTTGCAAGCAACGTCATGCGCCAGCTACATAATACGGGTAAGTATGATATCGACGTCATCGGTATCAACTACACTGGTGACCCGTATGACCATGACAAGTTCCCGGGTACTGTCTACCCTGCATTGAACATAGCGAACATGCATGTCGGTGACCCTTACGGACGCCAGAAGCTTGTCGATATGGCCGGCAGTGGTAAGTATGACCTTATCTACATAATCCAAGACACGTTCATCGTACAGACGTTCATCAAAGCCTTGCTCGAAACACGCGATGAACTAGCCCGCAAATACAAGATTGTCCATTACTTCCCAATCGATGCAGAGCCGAAGCCTGAATGGGTGACCGACTGTGTAAGCCTTGTGGATTACCCTGTTGTTTACACTGAGTACGGCAAAGAAGCAGTACTCGCTATTGACCCGTCTCTTGAAGACCGCCTACAGGTGATTTACCACGGCACTAACACAAGTGACTTCCATTACATCGAGGACCGCGAAGAGGTGAAAGAGTTTCGCCATAACTACTTCAGCGGCAAGGCAGATGATAAGTTCCTCATCACCAATGTCAACCGCAACCAGATACGCAAAGACCCTGTGCGCAACTTCCTCATTCTCGAAGAGCTACGCAAGCGCGGCCATGATAACGTCGTCATGTATCTCCATATGAGCCACGATGACCAAGGCGGAAACATGCTCGTCATGGCACAGCACTTTGGCTTCAAGCTTCAGGAAGACTTCATTCTGCCATCGCCTCGGTACTTTAACCCAAATCAGGGCTTGCCAGTCGATGCAATCAACCTCATCTATAACGCCTCAGATGCACTCCTGACTACCACGCTTGGCGAGGGATGGGGATTGAGTATCACAGAGGCGATGGCAACTAAACTGCCGGTTGTAGCCCCTGCAAACACGTCAATCAATGAGATACTTGCCGATGGCCGTGGGATGCTCACTAAAAGCGGCTCGAATCCATCATTATGGACCATGCTTGGTGGTAACGATAACGAACGCCTTCGCCCGCTCATGGATGTAGAGGATGCTGCAACCAACATTGAGAAAATCATGAAAGGCTACAAGCCAGATGTTGATGCAGCCTATGAATGGGCTACCGGTAACAATTGGGGTACCATTTGCCAGCGATGGGAAACCATCTTTGACAGTGCAGCCAAAGAAGCCCGTCTCTCTAGCCAGCTTGGTGTGTCACGCCCTAATAGAGAACAACGTCGTAAGGCTCAGAAGAAGAATCGGAGGTAGTATGCCATTCTACAGATACAAACATAGTTGCGGATATGAAGGTGACCAATTTCTCACTCAAGACAAAGAGTCTGTCGTTCTCAATTGCGCCCGCTGCGGTCTTGGCACCACGGCGCACCAGGTCAGGGATAAATCAATAAAGGTTCATGAGAAGGATGAAGTGAGGGGAGTTTTCCGTAATGAACATGGTGGTAGCAATGTCGTTCACAACTAAATCAACTCCCCTGCAGAAGGTACTCGGCTTTGACGCTGCGGAAGAGACGTATGACCAGCTAGATTTCCGTGAGCAGATTATCATTGATCTCAGGATTGCAGGCTGGTCACAGGAGGAAATAGGCTGTGCACTCGGACTCTCGCAAGGGTGGATTAGCATTATATTCCGACAGATTCGCTTTAAGCTTGCAGAGGGTAATTTACACAAGACCCTAGAGCTGCGTCAGTTCTACAGGGAGAATCATCCGCTTGTGATGGATGAACCAAAGGCAGAGGATGAATATGAAACTGAAAATTGAAGTTGTCAAAACGCGACATAATACATTACAGAGGCAGCAAAGAGGATAAACCATGGCAGGCACAGGACAATCAAATAATCCAACAGGCAAAGGCGGCTTCCAAGAACACCCCGAGAATCGTTCTGATGGTGGGTGGAAAAAGGAAGATTCTATAACTTATCAGTACAACTTCTTATTGCGCATGACACCGGATGAGCTTGCAGAATATGTACCTATAACGGCGGCTCAGAAGATTGCCTACTCAAGAGTAACTGCTGCAATGAAAGAGAACGGCCTTCCTGACACCAAAGAAATTACAGACCGCACAGAGGGCAAGCCAGTCCAGCAAGTAAAGCTGGGTGGCGACGGAGAGGCTCCGATTGCGCTCGTGAGGTTCTTCGATGACAAAGACAGTTGATATATTCATTCCACCAGAGTTCAAGGAACTGTTCAACCCGAAGTGGCGTAATCTCGTGTTCTACGGCGGGAGAGGAAGTACTAAATCCCATAGCATCGCCAGAGCTCTCGTTATCCTTGGTCGCCAAAAGAGAATGCGCATACTATGTACGCGAGAGATTCAGAACTCGATTGAGGACTCTAGTTTTCAGTTGCTCAAGGATATCATCGACCTCTATGAGCTTAGCGATTATACCTATACCAAGAATGCCATTTATAACACACTCACTGGCACTCAATTCCTATTCAAGGGCCTAAAGAAAGGCACAACTCAGAGCGTCAAATCTCTTGAGGGTATCGATATATGCTGGGTAGAAGAGGCTCAGTCAGTAACAGAGGAAAGCCTTGATATTCTCTCGCCGACAATTCGCAAAGACGGCGCACAGCTTATATTCTCATTCAACCGGCAGAATGAGCTTGACCCTGTGTATGTCAAATACGTTGTACAGTCGCCCCCGAACACCTATACGAGAAAGGTGAACTACACTGACATTATCAAGTATGGCATCTTTCCTGAGGTGCTACGCGTCGAGATGGAGTACGACAAAGAGAATGACCCTATACTCTACTCGCACAAATGGCTTGGCGAACCGATGGGCCAGGCAGAGCTAGCAATTATACCGAGGCAATCAGTGCTTGATGCTATGCAACGCAACATAACTGATGAAGGTGCTACGATTGTCGGTGCTGATATCGCGCGCATGGGTAATGACCGTACTGTACTGTGGAAGCGCAAAGGGCTCAAGACACTCGACAAGAAGGTATTTACAAAACTGAGGACAACCGAGATATGCGACCAGCTTGAGATGTTCGTTGACTATGATAAATCTGTAGAGATACGCATTGATGATACCGGTGTCGGTGGTGGCGTTACTGACGAGATGATGAAGCGTGGGTATAACGTGACAGCAGTCAACTTCGGTGGTGAGGCTTCAGATTCAGATAAGTACCCGAACTGGATAAGCGAAGCGTGGTTCCATATGCGCGATGTTATCAGTGAATCACAGCTTCCTATGGATAGCGACCTCATCATGGAGTTATCAACTCGTGAATGGGGCCAAGATAACAAAGGTCGCCGAAGAGTCGAGAGCAAACAAGACTACAAGAAGCGTGGTTTCCGCAGCCCTGACCTTGCTGATGCCTGTATCATTTGCTACTCACAGCCATACATGCCAGCGATTCTTGGGTGGATGAGAAGCCAGGCTGCTAATAGAGAAGCGGAAAACTAGATATGATGAGAATAGAACACGAAAGGACAGTATAAATGGGAATCTTCGATAGGGTCTTTGGGATTGATAAGCTCGTTGAAGCGCAGATCAAAGCTCAAATGCCAGAGTTCACCAAGGAAATCGGCTCGCATATTGATGCGGCATTCGTAAAAGCCGTCTCACCACCAGCAAATCCAACCGGGAAAACCGGCATGATGCGCTATCAGATGAGCCCGACACTGCAGCAAAATACAACCTATTCACGCCAGAAACCAGATAGCAATGTACCATTTGACGTGCTACGACGCTTCTCAGTCGCACATGAAGTCTCACGCGCAGCTATTAACTACCGCAAACGCCAGCTCGCTGGTCTTGAGTGGGATATCGTTGCCGAGGAGCATGAGGACACTAACGATTACACTGCAGAAGCCAAAGAGATTAAGAAGTTCTTCAAGACAATTGGTGGACCCTCAAACAAGTACCGCAAGTTCATCGCCCGAGAGACTGAAGACATTCTTGTCCTTGATGCTGTGTCGCTCTACAAGCAGCGCACGAATGGGGGCAAGCTCTATACACTCATACCTATAGACCCGACAACTATACGCCTGCGCGTAGGGCAAGCTGGTGAAACGCCAATCCCGCCTGAGATAGCATACAGACAAGTCATACGCGGTGCCGTGGTTGCCGAACTTACGACTGATGAGATGGTCTATGACATGATGAACCCTCGAACGAATAGCCCATATGGGCTTGCAGCCATCGAGAGTCTCATGATAGTCGTCCAGAGCTCGCTCAAAGCAGGGCTCGCAAATATGGCATTCCTAACTGAAGGGAACATACCTGAGGGCTTCTTTGGTGTTCCTGATAGCTGGACGCCGCAGATGATTAACGACTTCCAAGAGAACTGGGATGCAGTCATGGCCGGTGATGAAACCGCTACTGCAAAACTACGCTTCACACCAGAGGGCTCGTATACAGCGACCAAGAAGCCATCTGACATGGCATGGCAAGAGTTCAACGAATGGCTGATGAAAGTCACGTGCGCGATGTTCGATGTACCACCATCAGAGATTGGCTTTACACATAGCAAGGGCGGTCTTGGTGATAAAGGCTCGAACCAGATTCAGCAGCAGGCAGCAGATAGCCGCGGTCTCGTGCCGCTCGCGCAATTCTTTGAGGAAATCTTCACCGACATTATTCAGAATGAGCTTGGCTATGAAAACCTCAAGTTCTCGTATGTTGGGCTCAAGCAAGACGAAGATGCCCTTGTCAAAGCACAGGTAGCAGAGGTACAAATCCGCTCAGGGCAGCGCACCATCAATGAGATTCGCACAGATGAGGGTCTTGATACTGATGAATCACCACTTGCAGATAAGCTTATGATTACCACAGGCACACCGACCTTCCTCGATACACAGGAAGAGCTTGATGCCAAAGCAGAAATTGCCGCAACTATAGCAAGTGGTGCTGCCGCGAACAATGCCGAGGAAACACCGCCAACCGAGGACAAAAAGACCGATGAAGAGGCTCCGGCTGATAGTACGCAGAAGATGGTCGCGCTCGTTACTGAGTTCCGCAAGTTCCGTAAGATGGCACTCACGCGCAAGAAAGCAGGCAAGACATTCCGACCATTTACGAGCGACCTACTACCAGCCGAGACCGTCAATGAGATGAACGACAGGATAGCAAAAGCCGAGACTGCCGATGACATCAAGAAGACGTTCAGTGAATACATGCAAGACTATCAAATAAACTTTATCGCGGACGTCGTAGAACTCCAAGGCAACTTACAGAAAATATTGGGGTAGCTCGATGGATAAGCTTGCCCTAACCAAAGCGAAACTCGCGACTGATAGATTTCTACGGAAAGCTAAGAAGCAAAATGAGCCATTCCAGGCGTTCTTGCAGACTGACGCATACAATGCTTTCTATAAGTCTTTGGCATCTGCTACATTGAAGCAGGGCACGAGCGTAGCTGACGCGCTGCGTAACTATGACCAATCGACATCTCTTGCGATGAATGACGACTTACAACCATTGACCGAAGTGCAAAAAACGCATGTCGCACAATTAGTAGCAGACTCAATGCCGTCACTTTCCGACCTTTTGACGCCCGAGCAACTAGTAAAAGCCTTGAAATCTGCCTTTGCTTACTCTGCTATCCAGCAATACAAGCGATGGGGCTTAATAGCCAAGGCTGACGTCACGTTCAAACTGACTAACCAGAAGTACATTGAGATGCTGAACGACCAGGCAAATTACCTGCTCAACCAGTCATCCATAGATAATACGACGCGCGAGCAGCTCATAAATCTTATCAAGAACGGCAAGCTTGATGGCATGACCATCGATGAGATTGCTAGTGAGATTGACGACCAGTTCGGAGAGATATCAAAGACGCGTGCGGACGTCATAGCAAGGACTGAGACGGCTCAAGCAATGGGAAGTGCTAACAATGCGACGATGATTGAGAACGGCGTCCAGACGAAACACTGGGTGCTTGCGGGTAGTAATGTATGCGAGATATGCCAGGGAAATGCTGATGATGGCTCAATGCCAGTCGATGAAGAGTTCAGCTCGGGCGATATGAATGAACCGGCCCACCCGCGCTGTGAGTGTTATACCGAAGCTGACGAGATAG